CTGTCGCGTTGTAGGCTACGGATTCTTCAACAGCCTTGAAGTCACCGTCGTCAATCAACGGGCCAATAAGCACGTCTGTCTGTGTGCTCTGTTTCAGCACCCTCATATTGCCATCCTCTTTCTACGGTAATACCACCACGGATTCCCTCCCGCAACGCCCCCCGTGTACTCGACATTCAGAATCGGCGGGTTATAGGTCGCGTGATCGTAAGCGTACACCTTCCGATAATTCCCGTTATAGACCTCAATTTTCTCCGGCCCTGAATAATGCCACTCGATTTGAATGGCGTTCCCGCTCGTCCATCCCGCAAGGTCAACAATCTCCTGTACAACCGTCTTAAGCTCAGGGGACGTATAACTTGTACCAGCAACCCAATTCGTAGAAGTCGGATACCACGCCACGTTCGCTGTCGTGTACGGATAAGTCACTGTATCCTTGTAAGCTGCTTCGGACATTGCTGGACAGTTGGCAACCTTGCGTCCTTTAAGATAACCAGTCTTTCCGGCAGCATAGTCGTACCGCCCGCCCGCACTGACAAGAGTGACACTTGCCGCCTCAATAGTTGCGCCTGCGGGGATAGCCACCCCAGTGAAGCGGAAAAACATAGAATGCCAATTTGCATAAGTATCATCTTCATTTTCCACGCCGATTTGCAGTATTTCACCTGACGTGCGCAGTGATCCGTTATAAAGATGGCCATCGTCATCGCCGGCAGCTACCGAGTAGCTTTTTATCGTCCCCGACTCCTGCAAGTCGAGATTTTTGATTTCCTGCGAATAAGCGCGGCCGCTGTTGTTGTAGAAGGACGACACCGCGTAGACGGTGCTGAAGTCCTCTTTCTCGTGCAGCGTGACGCTGAGCGTATCGACTAACGATGTGCGGGATTCGTCGCTATAGATACGGCACAGTAATGTGCCATAGGTGCCGGTGGATTCGTCGCGCTCAATTTCACAGTAGTACCAGGTATCGTAGGACGCGCTGTTGTAGCCGTCCATGTACTCTGTCCCTGTGGATATTTCAAAAAGTCGAATCCAGACGACGCCCGAGGCCTCGTATTGCGCAATATAGAGGCAGTCACCAGACGCCTCTTTAATTTGTTTGAAGGAGTGCGCGGATTCGGCTGTTTCATTCGACAATCCCCAAAATGGGCACCATGCGTAATTTACACTGCTGTCGTCATTCAGCGCAACAGCAACAACATGTTCAAAGTCACCGCTGAAATGGCCCGCTGCAAATACCTTGTGAACGCTGAAAGCTATCTTGTTGTTGCCTGCCACAGCAAGCGTGTTCGCGCCAACGGTGACTAGCCCGCTCGCGTCGTATTCGCTGTATGTAGTGTAGTTTTCGAGGGCCATTACTTTTCAGCCGTTGCCGTGCTCAGCGTTTTGTCCAAGTCAACGGACGCTACGAGAGCGGCGTCCTTCATGACGGCCTCTTTCATCGCGCCCAACTCGCCGATAACGTCTTTCTCGGCAACGTCGTATGCGTTTGCCTTAAACTCTTTCCACGCAGTTTCAGATAACACACCGTCTTTCGACGCAGTGCTGAGCGACTTCTGCCATGCCGTTGGCAGCGTCGCCAGCGCCTTGCTGTCCACAATGCCCTCGCGATACCACGCGCCCACGACGTTGTGGGCTTGCCTCAGCCGCTCCTGCGCCGCGTAGCAGAACGCGAGCTTTTCAGCGTTTGTTTTCACTGTGTCGGGATAGTTCATGTCTGCTCATCCACGGTGTCGCTCTCGGGCAACCCCCTAAGTTTCGCTAACGTCTGCTCAAAGTCAGCCCGCGCCGAATCCGCACGAGGGTCATCCTCCCATTCCCGAAACTTCGCTATCGCACCCTTCACTATCGCGTGATGGAACTCGGCCGGGATCTGTGACGGGCTTTCCGTGTCCAACGCCATGTCCGCAATCCGCTTCAAATACCGCACCTTGCCCGTGCTGTTCTCACCCGGCGTTGGCCACACATTCACAACCGGCTGGCCCACCGAACCACCACCCTCTACTGTGTATACTTCCGGATTCGCGGCGGTACTCGAACTCTCCCGGTACAAGTTCTCATACGTCACCCTGTTTACAAATTCCACGGGGTCACCCGTGCTCGTAAACATCCCGATTACACCCGATACGTCCGTACCAAGCGTATAGGTCCGCGTGTCTGCCGTGAATAGGTGCGAAGTCGTGGTCTCCAACCACCACCACTTACCGGCTGTAACGAGCTCATCTTTTGCCTCGTTAACTAACCGGGCAACAAGCGTGCTTTCTCCCGTAAGGCCAAGGATGTCGTATATCCGCTGCTTCATCTCAGAAAACGTCATGAATCAACCCCTAGTCCAACTGAATTGCTTCAATCGAGATGCGCAACGTAGCCTTGCGCGGATTCACAACCAGCGTGCTATCGTTCACCACATCGAGGGATACACCGTTCGCCGTTGCCGCTTGCGTGGGAAGTTTCACCGGCCCCGTCATCTTCAAGGCGCGGAAGTACACGAAACATTCCGGGTTCGTGGTCTCTACCCGCACCTTGCCATACGGAGAATCGGGGATGTCGCTATATTCCGCGATCACCCCTTCGCCCGCCCGCGTATACGCAATCATGTCTTTTACATACTTGTACTCAAACACATACGGGGGAGACGGTGTTGCCGATGCAATCACCGCCCCATCTTCCCCTATCTGCGTTACTTCGGGTTCAACCGAGGCCCGAACGCCAAATTCATCTCCTACGCGAACCGTCAG